ATGCCTAAGCATCGCGCGCGCGGTGCTACTCCTAAGGGAGTGATTACCCCCGAATGGGCGGGAGCTGTAGCCGACTACCTCGACGCGCAGACCGCCGCCGCATACCCCCGAACCACCGTCTACGCTCGCCGTCAGCACCTGGAGCACCTAGCGCGGCGGGTGAGGTCGGGGCCATGGGACATCACACCCGGCGAGCTGATCGAGTACGCGGCCGCGCAGGAGTGGGCACCGGAGACCAGGCGCGGCCGTCGCAACACCCTCCTGTCGTTCTACCGATGGGGGATCGCCCTCGGCCTCACGGACACGAACCCCGCCGTCGCGCTCCCCCGCGTGCGGGTGACCACTCCCCCGGCGCGCCCCATCGGGCCGACTGCGTACGAGGACGCCATGACGAAGGCCGACGAACGAACACGCCTCATTCTGCGGCTCGCGTACGAGGCCGGGCTACGGCGCGCCGAGATAGCCGTGATCCACTCCGACGACATCATCGAGGACTTGGACGGCTGGTCGCTCCTCGTGCATGGCAAGGGCCGGAAACAACGCCTCGTGCCGCTGACACGGCGGCTCGCGCTCGAGCTACGCTCGCACGGCCACGGCTACGTGTTCCCCGGAGCTATCGACGGGCACCTATCCCCGCGGCGTGTTGGCGAGCTGGCCGCCGCCGTGCTGCCCGAACCATGGACGCTGCACACACTGCGCCACGCCTTCGCCACGCGCGCCTACCGGCTCGATAGCGACGTGTTCACCGTCCAGGACTTGCTCGGCCACTCGTCCCCGGCGACCACGCGGCGCTACGTCCAGACGGACCGGTCGCGCTTACGATCCACAGTCGACCGCCTCACCGCCGTATAAATGAACTACCCCCGAATGAACGGAATACGATGAGACGCACACTCCCCTTGCTCTGCGTTGGCGTGCTGGCACTCGCTGGATGCGCCGCCGCGGACGAACCAGCCGACTTGAACGCGGACGAATTCGCCGAGCTTGTTTCGTTGACAATGGAGGGCGAGTTGAGCATGTCCAACGAAGAACTCTTCGAGTACGCGCAACACACCTGCGGCTACTTGGAGGGCGGCGGGACCGGCGAGGGCCTGTATGAACTCGTGACCGGGGGCGACGGCTGGAGCGATACGGCGGAGACGCTTTCACAGGTTGCCGCCGCGGGCATCCAAACCTATTGCCCGAAGCAGCTAGACAAGCTGTCCGAGTAGCTCGACACACAGACGGCGGCGAGCCTGACAAGTAATGTCAGGCCCGCCGCCGTCTCACGTTCATTCGGTGGCGTGGCGCCCTTGCTTGGTCGGCGTGTTCGCGGCCGGGAGACCGAACGCGGCCAGCGCGAGTCCGGCCCAGAGTCCGGCCTGTTCCGTCGTGATGATGCCGTAGCCGACCAGCAGCACGCCGACGGCGGCGAGGATGCGGTAGAGCCACGCTCGGGTGGCCTCGGCGGTCAGGTGGGCGAACAGTTCTCTCATGATTTCCCCTTGCTGAGTAGGTGGCGGTTTAGCGTGCGGATATCGGAGCGGATACCGCCGATGTCCTTGCCCTGGTCTCGGACCTGTGCGGCGAGTTCGTCGAGGTCGTCGCGGATATGTGTGCTGTGGCTGTTGGTGATCGCCTCGCGGGTGCGGCGCTGTTGCGTTGCAGCTCGGCCGAGCATCGCCAGCATGATCGCCTGGACGGCCGCGATCAGCGCAACGATGACGTTCTCGCTCACGTCGCGGACCAGTGCGACCCGTTGGGCTTGGGCACCTTGTTCAGCGGGATACCGAGCAGCGTCAGGGTGTCATCGAACGACGCCTGATCGAGCTGGTGAACCTTGCCGAACAGGGCACGGGTGCCGGTCAGGGTGCGCTTGGCCTTGATATGCCGGATCGTGCCGGGGCCGACCGCGTACACGGGCGGCTTTCCCTTGACCTGGATGAATGCGCGCATTGCTGTGTCTCCTATCTGGGTGAGGACCGGCGCGGACGCGCCGTATCGGACGGTGCGCTCGCGGCCTTGCCTCAGGTGCCGGAGCGGGTCTACGTGGTGTCCACCGAGCCAGAGGCCCAGGTGGAGATGCGGTCCGGTCGCGCCGAGTGCGCTCTGTCCGGCCGTGCCGATGGTCTGGCCGGCCGTCACGCGGGCACCGACGCGGACGCGGCGGGCTTGGAGTGAGTGGTAGGACGTGCCGATCCCGGTGTCCCAGGTCCGGCCGTCGTGCAGCACCCGGACGTAGTTGCCGTACTCGTAGTGATAGCCGGACTCGACCACGCGACCGGGGCCGCACACGGTGACCGGTGTGCCGAGACCGAACGCGAAATCGGCACCCTTGTGCGCGACGCCGGGTGTGAGCGGTCGGGGGCCGTAGGGGGAGGTGAGGGGCTGACGGGTCAGCCAGAGTTTCGCGGTCGGCATCGTCACACCTCGTACATGAAGTTGATGGAGAACGCATCGCCCGTGGCGGGGACGAACGGCGCTGTCGCGCCGACCATGGCTCCGTCCGCGGAGATGATGCGTGCTCGTGCGCCGTCGCCGGAGCTGAGACGGGAGATGCCGGTGTAGCGGCGCGAGGCCGAACCGTCCCAGAAATACGCCCCGCCGATCACCTGCTCCATGCCGGTGAACGCGCGCGGCGCGACCGGGAGGGAGATGAAGTAGGAGCCGGTGCCCGCGTTCACACCCGACGATCCGAGCGTCACGCGGGCGTAGCCGTAGACCACGTTCCCGTCGCGCTTGAACCGGCCCGAGCGCACCGCGCCCGCGCCGACGTTCGGGTTCGTGCTGCCGGCCGAGCTGGTCAGGGCCGGGGTGTAGTTCGCCCAGTTGCGCGTCTCCAGCGCAGACAGGCGGGCGAGGATCGCGCCGATAGTGGCGGAGGTCTGTTCCTGGCCGACGTTCAGCAGGTCGCTGAACGTGGCTTCGCGGTCGGTCTCCTCGTAGAGGAGGACGCCGTTTCCGTCGATGATCACGACTGGTCTCCGTTCGTGTGGTGGGCTTCTAAGGTCTCGATGCGGTGCAGCAGCTCGGGCAGGGCCGACAGTGCCAGCAGCGCGAGGCGCTCGTAGTGCACGCCGTCGGGCAGGCCGTCGTTGTCGTAGATCACAAAGTCGTCCAGGCCCGCGTCCTGGAGCTGTTCAGCGATGACTCCGTACTCGGTCGGCACCGTCTCGTCGTCGCCCTTGAATCGGTAGCTCACGACCTGGACGGCGAGGGCGCTCGCCAGGGTGAGGTCGGCGGGTGTGATGTCCTTCTTGCGGCGCTCGGTGGAGGAAGCGACGCCCAGCCACCCGTCGGTCGGGTCCACGTACACGGCGCGGCGCTTGGAGCCGATGCTGTGCCGGTGGAGCTTCTGCGCCTGGATGTTGTCCTTCGCGCGGAAGTTGCGGTTCGTGCCGATGCTCTCGGGGGCATACCCCCAGCGCAGGTCGGATGCCTTGTGCCGGTGGGCGGCGGGCTTGAACGATCCGGGCTTGTTCGTGATGCGCGACCAGCTATGAGTCCCGGTCAGCATGTGCTTGCCGATTGCGTCCATGACGCGGTTGATCGCGGACCAGCCGTCGCGGCGGTCCTCCGCGCCGGTCAGCGTCGGCAGACCGGCCTTTCGTGCGTCGTCTCCAGTTGCCATTATTCGGTCCCTCCAGGGTTGTAGTCGGCAGTCCAGGCGCTGCCGGTCGGTAGGTCATTCCAGCGCTGCCCGGCCGGTTCGAGCAGCCACGCGGCCGAGTGCAGCTTCGTGAGGTTGCGAGTCGTGATGACGGATCGGTCCGTGCCGAACTCCCACGCGACGGAGCGGACGTGGCCGACGTATTCAGGCAGGTCCGGGGCGGGGACTCGCACCGTTGTTCGGGGGAGCTGCGCGAGGTTGGCGACGGTCTCCAGGGTGATCCGCTGCGCCTTCATCCGGTCCAAGATGCCGCGGGCGGCACCCGACCCCGGCCAGGGGGTGTCGCGCTCGATGGTGAGTGTCTTCGTGCCGGTGCCGTTGGAGGCGGTGTCATAGGCCACCTTGTCGGTGTCTCCGGACGTCCACCGGTAGACCACGACCACGGCGTCGTAGTAGTCGTCGTCGCGGGCTACCTCGTCCTCGACCTGTACGAACTCGACAAGCTGGTTCGCACCGGGCCGGTAGAGGTCGTCCAGCGGGTCCAGGTGCCACAGCCCCTGGAAGTCCGCCCACAGGCGCATGTTCGCGGCCTCGACCAGCGGAGACACCCAGTCCCAGCCGGACATGCCCGGTTCCCACGTCGCGGCGTCGATGTCCTCGATAGCGGCGTCAGCGGTGCCCGGGGCCAGGGGCGCGCCGATCCGCTCCAGCACGAGGCGCACCGCGCCCCGAACCGACGTGGTGCCGGTCATCTCGGGGGAACTGTCCACGAGGCCGTAGTCCATGGCACGCGCCTCGTCACCGGCGAGCGTCAGCGTGACCTTGCCCTCCGCGGCCGACAGGTGCCGCGCGCGGAGGGTGAGCATGAACGACTGTCGGGCAGAGGGCCGGATACCTTCGTCGTTGTACGGTCGCGCTACCTCGGCCGTCAGACCGGCCACGGTCACGTCGTCGCCGTAGCGGGCGGTGAGACCGGCGAGGCGAACGTCGGACCACAGCGAGGACAGCAGCGACACCGGCACCGGGTCGCCGTAGCTCTGCACCGCGCGGACGTGGACGCGGATCAGCGCGTCCTCGGGGTCCAGGCGGGCATAGGTCGCCGGGTCGGGGCGGGGGATGACGACCTCCGCCTGGACGTAAGGTGCCCACGAGTCGTCCACGGTCACGCGGCCGTCGATCACCTGGAGCGGCAGGGTCTCGCCATCCGGGAATCGCGCTGCGGCCGCGTAGACGATGGAGGAGACAGTCACCGTGTCACCTCGTGAAACGGCACCTGGAGGGTCCACCGGTCGTTGTCGGGGTCTGTGAGGGCAACGGAGAGTTGCTGGTCAGGGGCGAGCACGTAGGTCAGCCCGTCGAGCGAGGGCCGCTCGGGGTACGCGACCACGAACCGCGACGGCTGAATGTGCATCTCCTCGGCGGCGCGCGCTGCCGCCTCCGTGGCATAGAACAATTGGAGCACGCCCTGACGGGGGCCGGTCCGGCGCAACGTGACATCGGGCGGCACGTCGCCGAGCAGGGTGTGTGCCAGGGTGCGGGTCTCGCGGGTGTACTCCAGCCCCATGACCAGGTCCGGGGCGCTCTGCCCGATCCCGGCGTAGGTGGTGGTGCGCTCGATGGACGGGCCGGAGTACGGGTAGGACTCCCACCCGAACGTGCGTACCCCCTCGGCCGTGGTGTCGCCGTCGAAGGCAAACAGGATCGGGGCGTCGTCCACGTTCCCGACCGTGGCGGGGGGCACGTAGTCCGGTTCCGGCTCGGTCTCCTCGTCCTCGGGCGGGGTCCAGTCGTCGTCGTCCGGGGCGGTCTCGGGGTCGATGCCGTCGAAGTCGCTCGGCAGGTCGTCGTCCGGGTTCGGGGCGGGTTCCGGCTCGGGTGCGTCATCGTCGGGCACCGCGCCGCGGTACTCCAGCAGGACCGGGGCGGTGAGCGTCAGGACCGCCCAGAATCCCCCGGCCAGCTCGACACGGAGTCGGCTCTGGCCGAGCAGCATCGGGTCGATGTCGCCCGTCGTGAACCTGAACTCGATGTCGTTTACCCCGGCGACGACAGGCACCGTCACGGGCGCGGAGAGGTTCACCGCGCCGCCGTTGGCGACAGCCCGGAGCGTGAGGTCGCCAGCGTAGGCCGAGTCAAACGTCATCCGGCCCGCGTACCGGGCGCTCGGATACCACGGGTCCACCGTGGCCGTGACAGCCGCCGCACCGTTCGGACCTTCCACGACCATGAGGGCGGCGGCGCTCGCCGGGGCGACGGTGGTGTCTCCCTCGGGGAACCACGCGGCGGGCACACCGCCAGGGCCAGTGCCCCGGCCGGAGGGGTCATGGATGAGGTTTCGGCGGGTGACGGCTGCGCCAGAGACGACGGGGTAGCCGGGAGCTGTGATCGTGGGCATTAGGGGAGGTACCTTCCTTGACGGTCGCGGACGCTGGCCGTGACGACCGCTGTTCGGGGCCGGTTGATGAAGTTGCTTAGGGCGGTCGTGGCGCTGTTGACTGCGGCCTGGACGTCGATGGTCGCCGTGCGCCGCGCTGCGGCCACCCGGTCGATGTCGCGGTCGGCGCTGGACGTGGACGCCCGCGCCCCGATGGTCGCTGTTCGCTTCTTGCCCGTCGTGTTCGAGAGGCTGCGGGACGCGGCGAGCACGTCGGCGCTGGTCTTGATCGTGGTGTTGCGGGGCTTCTTGGTCGTCGTGGAGATGCCGGATTCAGCGTCCTTCGTGTTCGCGTCCACGTCCACGGTGGTATTCAGTCCGGCCTTGTCCAGGGCGTCCTGGCCTCCCGTGAGTCCGGCCTGCACCTCGCCCACGAACTCATCCGACATGCCCGAATCGATGATGCTCTGGAGCATCGGGGCGAACTCCAGCCCCTGATCGAGGATCGCCTGTTGCTCCTCGACGGACAGGCCGAACTCCTCCGCCAGGGACGCCACGTTGTCAGCGAAACCGGACGTAGCCTCGCGTCGCTTGCGGATGCTCTCGATGTAGCCGGAGGGGTCCAGCGCCCCGGACTCGGCGTCCTGGAACTCGGCGTAGGAGCCGATAGCGTCATCGATGGGCGACTGGAGCGCGTCGAGCGCGTCGGCGCGTGCCTCGATGCTGGCCGCTGCGGCCTCGTCCGCGGCCTTCTGCGCTTCCGTGGCCTCACGGAGCGCGCGGGCATCCTCGATGCCCTGCGCGGTCACGTCGTGTTCCTTCTCGATCATGTCGATCAGGTCTTGCTTGGCGTTGATCGAGTCGTCCGTGTCGATAGCCACTTGGGCGTTCAGACGCCCGTACTCGTCGCGGCCGGGGGCGGCGGCTTCAAGCGCGGCCGTCTCGGCCTCGATTGACTCGGTGAGCTTGTCCACCATGGCGGCGGCGTCCTCGGGAGACCCGGCACCGGAGGCGAACGTGAACGCATCCTTCCAATCGACCCCGGCGTCGCGGGCGGCATCGCGCACGGCGTCGAGGTTCGTAATCGCGGTGTCCTGCCACAGCTCCCACCATTCGCGGGAGTCCTTGACCTCCAGCCCCCAGTCGCGCATCCTCGACGCCCAGTCGATCTGCGAGAGGTCACCGTCCACGTCCAGCAGCTCGGACGCCAGCTCCCCCGCCCGCTCGCGCGCCTCGTTGATCTGCTCGGCCAAGTCTTCCCCGGCCTTGACGCCGAGACCGATCCCGGCCGCGACGGCGACACCCGCGACCAGACCGGCCGGGCCGAACCCTGCGAACGCGGTAGCGGCCAGGTCGCGGAACACGTCGGTGATGCTCTCGGCCGTGCCGTCGAACGATGTAGCGGTCTCCTGCGCGATGGAGCGCGATTCGTCCTTGAACTCGCCCAGCGCCTCGCTGCCCTCGGTCGTGCCGCGCTTGACATCGCTGCCCAGCTCCGACCCGGCTTTCTTGGACGTGGCGCGGATCGTGTCACCGAGATCCTTATAGGCGGCGTCGAGCTTGTCGGTGTCGCCCTGCGCGTCCTTCATGGCGTCTTCCAGCCGGTCGGCGGCGCGGTCCCCCTCGCGGCCCAGGTCGTCCACGGCGTCGGCCGCGTCGTCCATGCTGGACTCGACCGTGCGCCCGGCTCGGCGGGCGCTGGCCTCGATGCTCGCGGCGCTGTCGCCGGACTTCTCCCACGCCTGCGAGAGGTCGCGGCCCGCGTCGTCGCCCGTGTCGGCCAGGTCGCGGAGGGTGTCGGAGGCATCGTCCAGCGGCTCAATGACGCCGTTTCGGATGCCCTTGATGAAGTCGCGCGTGTCGGACGCCACGCTGATGTTGATGCCCTTTGCCATGGTCCTATCTCTTCTCGAATGCTTCGTGGATGCCGCGGGCGATGGTCTGCACCCAGAGCGCGGCGATGCGGGGCACGGCCTCCGCTGCGGCGGGCCAGACGACGTAGCCCTCACGGTTCTTCGGCCGGAACTGCGCCGCGGTGCGGCGGGTCACGTCATAGCTGTTGCCGCGCTTGCTGCGGGCGGTGTAGGTGCGGCGGCGCTCGGGGTAGTTGCCGAACTCGACGGATGCGAACACCTCGGACGGCTTGACACCGCCTGACATCTTGCGGCCGACGCTCGCGGACGTGAGGGTGACGTTCTGATCCGACACCTTCACTCGAGCGGTGTCGCCCAGGACGCGGGACTCCATGCGCGACTGCACGTTCTCCGCGATGGACTGTTTCCAGATCGCGCCGACGACCTCCCGGGTCTGCGCGCGCAACGTCTTTTTCAGGTCACGGTCTAGGGCTTTCATCGCCAGGATGACGGCCTGTAGCTCCTTGACGCCGTAGACGCTGACGCGCAGACCCGACACGGCTACTCCCCCGCGGGCGGCGTCGTCGCGGGCACGGTGCCCCCGGTGGCCTTGTAGATCGGCCGGCCGACGACGCCGAGCGTGACCGTCGCGGTGCCGTAGGCGTCGATCGCTCCGCCGATCGCGCCGGGGGTGACGATCAGCACCGCGTCGAACGCGGGGCCGCCTGCCTCGGGCTGGAACTCCGCGGGGATGTGCTCGCCCTCGTGGTTGAGCAGGAACAGGGACAGGCTGTCCTCGGTCTCCCAGTCCTGCGCGAACGCGAGTTCGCACGTCCACGTCGCGGCGGTCACGTCGCTGAACATGGCCTCGGGGTGGGCACCCTTGAACGTCACGGTGGACGCCGACGGGGTGAGGGTGACCGAGCTGACGGCCTTCTGATACTGCGCGTCCAGGCCCAGCCGGAGCAGGTAGTTTTTGAACACGCGGGGCTTGACGTTGATGAGTGACACGGTTAGTTCTCCTTCGTGGTGGTGATGTTCACGGCGATGTCGTACGCCATGAACCGGTCTGCGAATGACACCTTCGTGGCGGTGTCCCAGCCGAGTCCGGCGTCATCGAGCGCGTGCGTCAGCTCGATCACGCCGTCGTCCAGTTGGTCCTCCGCGGCGGCGTTGTCCTCGTGCGGGCTGATGATGGTGACGACGAACTCGACCAGGTGCGCGCCGTCCGGCGCTGAGGGGTGCCGCGTGATCGTGGACTGCTTGAGCATGACCACGACCGACGACGGCCGGTCGATGGATCGTTCGTAGGGGACGATCCTCCATGTGGGCGGGAGCAGCGGCGTGAGCGCTGCGGCGAGCTGGTGGCGGGCGCTGGTCACGTCGCCTCCAGACGACGCACGACCAGCGCTTTGACCTGCCAGTCCAGCGGCGGCGTGCGGAACACGAACTCGCCGTCGCCGTAGCCGCTGGTGTCGGTGCCGTTGTTGGCGTTCCAGATGTTGCGGGTCTGGATCAGGTGGGCGAGACGGTACGACGCCGTGATGTCCTCGGGGTCGTCCAGCTCGACGCTGAATCGCTCGATCTGGTCACGCGCTGCGGCGACGTACAGCCCCAGCAGATCAGCGTTAGCCGGGGCGTCGGCCCAGTCGTCGCTGATCGTGCTGGGGGTGTACCACTTCATGACTACTGACCGCCTGCGGCCGGGCCGGTCACGAGCTGCACGCCGGAGGGGTACTCGTCGCGGAACCGGACGTAGCCGAACAGCGCTTCGTCAACCTTGCCGTTGGCGATTGCCTGCGCGTTGACGCGGATCGGGGAACCGCCCAGCTCGTCCACCGCGGCGGCTTCCTTCGCGCCCACGAGCGCCTGCCCGGCGGGGACGTTCTTGTGGCTGGTGATGGTGAACCCTGCGGCGGCACCCTCCTCCAGGCCCAGGGACATTTCCAGGTAGGCCAGCACGTCGTCCTTCTTGGTGAACAGGAGCTGCTCGTACAGGTCCGGCGCGAGGATCGCGTAGGACGGCGAGGCGTCGGCGTCGATGACGCGGAGCGCACCGCGCACGAGCATCCCGACAGCCGGGGCGACGTCGGTGGGCAGCGTGCCGACCGGAGCGCTGGTGGCCTTCGCCAGCAGCCGGGCGAGCGCCCAGTGGTCCGTGTTGCGGGCGTAGGAGTCCGTCGCGGCGGCGAGGAACGCCTGAATCACGGCGACCTCTCCAAAGTCGGTGTAGGCCCGGTCCAGACCCCAGCCTCCGGCGAACCGCTGGAAGTCCCAGGTGACCTCCTCGACGCCCGCCTCGTTCGACGGCACGGCGGCGTTGTTGCCGTCGTACTCGGTGACCTCGGGGGTGGCGGTGAAGCGCCAGCCCTTCGCGGTGATGCTGGTCAGCGGCTTACCGGAGAGCAGGGGGATGATGCGGCGGGCGAACTTGCGGCCCTTCCACAGCTCGCCCAGGTACTCGGGGACGCTGGTCACGGGGGCCAGTCCCTTTTCTCCGGTCAGCGGGACGTTCTTGAACGCGGCGAGCAGGGTCGAGTCCTGCGTGTTGTGCGCGCCCGCGACGGCGGACAGGAACGCGGTCAGGGACTCGTCGGCGGTCTTGGGCTTCGGGGTGCGCGGCTGCGCCAGTCGTGCGGTCAATGTGTTCTCCTCTTTCGGGGTCTCAGGCTCGGGTGTCTCGATCACGGTCGTCTCCGTGATCGTGGTCTTGTCGTCGGTCGTGGTCGTGGTGGTGGTCGTGGTGGCCTTGTGCTCGATGCCCTCCTCGTCGGTGTAGACGTTCACCGTCGTCTCCTCGGTGGTGTCCTCCTCGGCGTCGGCGTCGGCCGGGGTCTCGGTGACGATGGTCTCCTCGTCGTCCTCGACCGCTGCGGCCAGGAGCGTGGCGGACGGAAACGCGGGCTTCTCGACCAGAGCGGCAGCGAACAGTCGACCGGCGACGGCGCGGCCGTCCACGATCTGCACGCCCTTGACCTCGGCCGACAGGTGGAGGCGGCGACCGGCCGCGATGTCGGCCAGGGCGGTGTCGCCCTCCTCGGTCTCGGCGGCGCGGAAGGTCGCGGTGACGCCCTTAGAGCTGCGGCCCAGGGTGACGGCGTGACCGAACGCGGACTCGCGCTCGTGCTCGACGTTGATGCCGACCTGCGAGGGATCGGAGGGCAGCGTGAACGATCCGCTGTCGGCCTTGAACTTTCCCAGGTTCGAGGAGGCTTCCTCCCCGAACGGGATCAGCAGGCCGCTGATTGTTCGGTCGTCGGCGGACGCGGTGAGCGTTCCGCCCTTGATGGTCAGGTCGGTCATTAGTCCTCCGTAGGGGTTCCAGTGGTGGCGGTGTTGCGGTCGGTGAAGTCGAAGCGGATGCGGGTTCCGGGCGGGGTCACGTCGTCCAGGGACAGGCGCGCCTCGATGGGTTCGGTCCAGAACGACATGCGGTCGGTGAGCTGTTGCGTGACGGTCGTGTCGGTCTCGTAGCGGAGCGTGGACTGGTTCGTCGCGGCGTCCACGCCGGAGGCGGAGACGTTCAGGAACGCGGCGATGTCCAGGCGGACGCTGTTGCGCGCGGCCATCATGAGGTCGGGGTTTACCTCGCCCTCGAAGCGGAGCTTCATGACGGCGGGCACGAACGTCACCGCACCCTCGGGATTGCGGCGGGCTTTGGCGTAGTCCTGGACGTACTGTCGCGCGACCTTCGGGTCCACGGCACCGTCGCTGATCTCCTCGAAAATCGCGGTCGGGATCGGGTTACGTGCCTTCGCGCGCCAGGATCGTTCGATGTCCAGGCCGCCGCGGATGGTGTCGGCGGCGTCGACCAGCAGTCCGGCGAACGGGCCGGGGATCAGGATGACCTCGGCCGGGTTCGCGGCTTCGTCGTCCACGTAGATGGTGCTGTCGTCGGGTGAGGTGTGCCACCGCTCGAACGGGACGTGCAGCGCGGTCGTGATGCGCTCGCCTGCGCGGGCGACGGCCCAGAGCGACCAGCCGTAGAACATGAGGTCGTCCAGGGTGCGGGCCATGCGCTCGTAGGGGCTGATCGGCTCGGGCAGCCACGGGGCGTCGATGCTGGACAGCCAGGCGTCCTGTTCGGTGAGCGGCTGGTCGGTGGTGTCGTAGGCGACCAGGGGGCGACCGGCGAGGGTCTCCAGGATGCGGGCGCGGGGCGCGGCGACCGCGGGCAGGCGCATTGCCATACCGCGTGACACGGGGGCATCCTCGCCGCCGAACACGTCTTGCCAGACGAACGACGACAGCGCGTCACCCTCGGACCAGGGCGACACCATGCCGCCGCGGTTCGGGGCTACCTCGGCGCTGGAGCGCCGGAACAGATCACGAATACCCATGACCGTGAGTTCACCGCCCGCCTGTGTCACACTGCGCGGATTGAGCGCGGGCGCGGCGCGTCGTGTCGCGTGATGCGGAGCGGGACCGGATCACGCGGACGCCGGGGTGGCATGACTCCTCGTGCGCGGCGGCGCGGCGCTCGGCGGCGGCGCGGTCCCAGGCGAATGCGTGCCAGTGCGGGCACTGGTCGCACACGATGAGGGTGTAGCGGTCGGAGCGGTCGAACGTGATCATGCTGTAATCAGCCCTTCGTAGTCGTCCGCTTTCGCGCGGGCGTAGTGCTTGTCCCAGTTGGTGAGTGCTCGTGTCGCTGCGACCAGCGGCGACACGTCGCCCGCGCCGTCGCTCGACCACAGCCAGACACCCTGATCGCCGCGAACCTCGCGCTTGGTCGCGTGCGCTGCGGCGTCATCGAGTCCGGGCTGGTCGTAGTGGCGGAGGTTCCCGGCTTCCAGGTCACGCATGAACTGGACGCACCCGGAGGCCATGTCGCGGTAGCTGATGATGCGGACGCGGGGACGTGGCCGTAGCCGCTGCATCTCCAGCGCTGTGGCCTTGCCCTCCGCGATGTCGTCGTACGCGAGCGTGGAGCCGGTGTAGTTCGCGCTGAGGTCCGCGCCGAGCTTCGGCAGCCACGATGTGCCGAGCCGGTGCGCGACCAGCTCGACGTGCGCGACGCCTCGACTGTCGCGCCACGCGGCGCACACGGCGGAGGACTTGCCACCGGGGCGGGTGTCCCAGCCGAACGCGACTCGGGACGGGCGGCGCTTCTTGGTCTCGGTGCGGGCGGCGTCCCAGAGGTCGGAGCGGATCGCGGTCAGGCCGTAGCCCTCGGGCCAGAGCGACAGGTACTCCCTGGCCCACTGCGGGCGGGGCAGCTTGCGCCAGTTCTTCCGCATCTTGTCGATGGTCGTCAGCGTGCCGACGCCGGGGTGGACCTCGGCCAGGATCGCCATAGCGCGGTTCTCGTCCTCGATGTCATCCCAGGGCGTGAGCGGGTCGGCGGCGTAGTCGATGCCGCCGACATCGGGGTCGGTCTCGCGGAGCCGGTGCAGCTCCTCCCAGAACGGCCCGCGGCGCTCCTCGCCCGCGGTGCCGCTGATGACGATTGCCGATCCGGGCTTGGTGTCCTGGAGCGGCACGATACCGGCCATGAGGTCGGCCCCCTCGTCGGGGTCAATCTCCTGTGCTTCATCGATCCAGGACACGTCCGCGGCCTCGCCTCGGTAGGCGTCGGCGTCGGGCTTGAGCACGAGGAGCTGCGACCCGTTGTCGAAGTAGATACCCTTGCCGACCTCGCCGCGCATGATGCGGAACCCTCGACCACCGGTCGCGTGCTGTTCCTGCACGGGGTCGATGCCGAACAGGGCTGTGTGGCGTTCCGCTGCGCGCGAGCGGCGGGGCTTGCCCTGGAGCCACGGCGGCAGGTCCGCGTCATCGGGCGGGGTGATCGCGTCGAGCTTGTTCGCCCACTCGCGCAGACGACGCGACCCGGCCACGCCGTTCTGCGCGCTGAACGTGACCTGATACGCGGGGCGGCATTTCAGACGGCCCAGCAGCCAGCAGAAAATCGTGGTGGTCTTGGACGCGCGGCGGGGAATCTCGACGGCGTAGGAGTCGAACGACCGGTTCAGCGTGTCCGCCATTTTGAGCTGTTGCGGCTGGAGCGGGTGCCGGGGCGGGTGCATCGAGCGTAGGCGCTCCAGCTCGGCAGGGTCGTCCAGGTCCACCAGCTCCAGCCCGTACAGGCGTGCGCCCTCCAGGAACTCCAGGCGCTGCGCGTCGTCGTCGGCGTAGCCGGAGTGGTGGCGCGGCTCCGCGCCACGGTCCCGAATTCTGTTCCATAGGTAGAGAGAGAATTCGGGGCTGCCACCGCGTGAGAGTTCGGGGCTGTTCTCAAAAAACGGGGCCGTGTTCGGCTGAATCGCGGTCAACTTCGTCACCAATCGCGCAGGTTCTGGTCTCGGTTCGCCGCTGCCCGACGCGCACGGCTGCGGATCGTGCCGCCGCGCTTGCCACCAGCTCGCCGGTTGCAGCCACGGTGCGCGGGGCCGACGTTGCCCGCGACCGGCCGGCCCCCGCGCTCGGCGTCGATGATGTGCCCCACGTCCCAGAGCTGTTCGCGGTAGACGGGCTGTCCACAGTTCACACACGGCAGGGGTAGCAGCGGCTCGATACGGGCACGGTGGCGGGGGCTGTGGGTGCTCCACTTCTGCGCCCGGTGGTGTCGGCTCACCGCCGGTTCTGCCGATCGCGGATGCGCTGACCGATGGTGCGGGCGTCGAGGACGCACGCCCAGATCGTGAGGGCCACGCCACCGACCAGCAGCCACGACCACTCGGGGGTCATGCTGTGGCCTCCGCGACGCTCGTGCGCTCGACCAGCTCGTCCAGGGCTTGGCTCCAGGTCTCGTGGTAGCTGATGTGGTCGGCGGTCGCTGCGGCCCAGACGTAGTGCCGTTCCACGCCGTCGTAGAGGCGGGTAACGTAGGGCTTGAACAGCGGGAGGCCGGTGAGGCGGTCGAGCTGGTTCATGCGGTGGCTTCTTTCAGGTCGAGGGGCTGGGGCTGGTTGGCGAGCCATTCGGTGTAGCTGAGTAGGCGGGCGTTGCAGCGGAGGCAGTAGCGGCCGTTCGGGCGGTTCACTCTCAGGTGGCCGCGGGTCTGGCAGTCGGGGTGCTCGGGCATATCAACTCCGGGGATGGTGGTGGTTGAGGGAGTTTTGTCCCCCCCTAGCTCGTTGGAGAGCGGGAGGGGACGTAGAGCGCGAGCGCGGTTTCCGGTACACGGAGCCAGGCGTCGGTCGATCTATGTCACGGCGGGGCCGTCACGGTCGGGATATCGGCGCGGGGGTGTCTCTGTGGGGGTGAGCGCCCGGACATGCCTTTACCGCTCCCCCCGCGTCGGCGGGGCCACATCTTGTTTCGCGGTAGCGTCCCGCGTGTCTCGGTTCCGGTTGTGTCCGGCCGTGGTGTGCCCTGTGGCTGTTCAGTTGTTCCCGCGCCTCGTCAGGCGCGGAGCCGTGGTGGTGGGCGCGCAATGCTTTCGTGTGTGCGGATTTCTTGCATGAGTCCACAGCACCATCCACAGATGTGGATAGTTTGCATTGGACGCGGCGTGTCGCAATTTCTTGCACAGACGCCTAATCTGGCTTCATGACGATGGAACAGCCAAGAACGATCACGCTCGGCCTGCGCGTGCTACTGCGAGAGGCCCGGCTAGCTGCCGGGCTGGAGCAGGCGCAAATGGCGGAGATTATCGGCGTATCGCGCGGAACGATCTCAGGGTGGGAGCGCGGCAAGGCCGAGCCGACGCTGACCTATGCGCTCAGGTGGGCTGATGCCTGCGGCGTCACGATTGAATGGCTCGCCAGCGGCGTGAGGGCAAACGAAAACCCCCCGCTCTCGCGGGGGGCTTCAGGTGTTGTGCGCCCGGAGGGACTCGAACCCCCAACCTTCTGA